ACTTACGATGAAAAGATTAATTAAGTACGCAGTAGATAATGGTTATGATGGCATTGCGTTTACCTCTGGTAATATGCAAAAATCAAGATACCCTAGTATGGATAACCCAGAGGGTTTAGCTCAATTCTATGACAGCACTTTAACAAAATTTACAAACAAATTTTCTAAAAAGTATGGTGCTGAATTAGAACAATCAACATTAAAAAGTGAAATAAATAATCCTGATGAAATTGTAAAAGGAAGAAGATATAGAGCTGGCAATCAAGCGTGGTATATAAAAGGCAATGATAAAGAGGGTTATGAACTTATGAACGCTGTTGAGGGTGATGTGACAGAAACTGTTGATTTTTATGACACACTTGATGCAGCAAAAAAAGATTTGATTGAAGAAATTGAAGGCTTTTATCAAGACAGAAAAATACCTTTACTTATTTTTCCACAAAACATGAAAAATGAAATATTAACTGAAGGCGTATCAATCGCACAAGTAGAAGAAAGAGATAAAAGTACTGCGGTAGTATAAAAATACTACACAATCGACAAAATTTAATATAAGGTGAGCTAAAATCGCACAAATCTGTTTGCGATAAATTCAAAAAAATTATGGTTACTACAGTTCCTACAAGCGACAATTCTTTAATATCTGGCGTAAAACAAGGTCAAAACCTTGGAGTTACGGAGATGGCATCTTCTACTCCCAATGAAGAACCAGTATTGACTGCTAGTTTAGGTAAAATTTTTTCATCAGTAGGCGAAACAAAGAAAGTCAAAAAAGTACTCAAAGATGCTGCAAAACCGACAGATCAAGGAATTATTACACCATTATCCACAGCTGATGATAATTTAAGAGTTATCACTCCAGATAGTGATGAGTATCTAAATTCAGTAAATATAGATTATTCTAAAATAAATAGTGCTGAAGATTTTGAAAAAGTATTTGCAGACATAAATTCAAATGTTATATACAAAAAAAAAGACGTACAGTCATTTGATGAAGTCAAAGAATTAGCAAAACTCTTAGATGTACAAGATATTTTAATTAATCAAAATGGTTTTAAAAATGCACAAGAAGTATATGCAGCAAGAAATTTTGTTAAAAGAAGCGGTAATGATCTTGTAAAATTAGCAGAAGAAGTAATTGCAGATCCTACTAATACAAAATTATTAATAAATTTCAAAAAACATTTAACAATACACACGCTGTATGTTGACAAGTTTATTAAAGGTAAATCAGATGTTGGTAGAGCATTAAATGCTTTCAGAATACCAACAATGGCAGATCCAAAAGATCAAGCTGGTGCTGTGGATAGTATTGTCTCTGCTTTAGGGGGATCAGATAACATAATAACTATAGCTGAAAAGACTAAAGAATTATTTGAAAAAGATGGTTTGCCAGCAGTTAACAAGTTCATAGGCTTGGGAAAATTGAAAAGAGCTGATGCAGCCTGGAGAGAAGCATATCGTGGTGGTTTATTATTTTCAGTAAAAACACAATTAAGAAATATTTTAGGTAATAATTTATATGCTCTTTATTCTGTGCCAGAATATGTTGTTGCTGGTTTATATGGCACACTGGAAAATACAGTTGTTAAAGGATTAAGAATAGACAAAGGTCTAAATAAACTGACTAGAGGAAAGTATTGGGGTGATTATAAAAATGGCATGACATGGGAGATGGGTATGGCTCGTATGTACGGTTTGATTGAAGGCTCTAAAGATGCTTTTTTATTAGCAAAAAAAAGTTTACAAACTGGTGCAACCAGTGACAACATGACTAAATATGAAGGTGCTACTGGATTAGATGCTATTACTGCAAAAAATTTAGGATTAAAAGATAGCTCTGCTTTAGGTAGCACAGTCAATTTTATGGGTAAAGTATACCGATTACCCTACAAAGGATTGACAGCTGGTGATGAGTTTTACAAAGAAATAGCAAGATCTATGGAAATTCATACTCTTGTTATGGAACAAGCTACCATAATTAAAAGAACACAAAATTTAAGTTGGGAAGCATCACTGAAACAAGCCACTGAAGAAATAATGTCAAACCCAGCTAAGTACCAAAAACAATTAGACGAAGCTGCATTGTATTATACATTTCAAGATAAACTGCCAGGCTACGTTGATAAAATGGTAACTGGTATTCAAGAAGTTCCTTTTGTTGGAACAGTAATATTACCGTTTGCAAAAACTCCAGTCAACATAACAAGAAGATTTTTAGATCTTACACTTGGAGGTATAGTAGATAAGAGAGTTTTAACAGATCCTAAGTATCGATCAAAAGTTGTTGCTAGAATTGGCATGGCATCAACTTTTGCAATAGCTATCTCAAGTTATTTTCAAGAGGGAAGAATTACTGGTGGTTATCCGTTAACAGCAAACGGAGAGATAGATATGAATATGAAAGCAGCGTTAGACGCTGTTGGGTGGAGACCTTATAGTTTTGTTTTTGCTGGTGATGATTTTCCAGAAGGTAAGCCATTGTTTGAAAATGGAGATCAAACAAAACCAAATGGCACATTAGTTTATAGAGCCTATAATGGTTTAGAACCAGTAGGTGCAGTTATAGGTGTTATAGCTCATGCTAATGAATTAATGGCTCGATCAAAAGATCCTGAAATCAGAGAAGGTATTGCAGATGCGGCAGGTGTTTCATTTTTGCAATATATGTCAGAAATGCCAATGATTAAAGGTATGTCTGACACAATTGAAATTCTAGATAGTTTAAAATTTACATCTATAGTTGATAAAAATTTAAACGGTATGATATCAGCACCAATTGCTCCTTTAGCAGTAACCACTGGTATTGGTAATATTTTTGATGACGTACGAAGAGATGTATCTCCAGACTTTACAAGAGATATGAAAATTAAAAATGAAGATAACTCACCTAATTTAAATTTTGGAAATGGTAAGGGAAAATTTTATAATTTTTTAATTGAAACTTTTAATAGAAATTTATATCGGATGCCATTTGATGATATTTATTCTTTAGGAGAGATGTATCATGGTTTCGATACAACTGGTAAAAAATTACCACCAAAATACGATATATTTGGAAATGTCTTAACTAAATCGTCTGGTCGAGGTTTAATAACAGAAATTTCAAATACCTTCATAAATCCTTTTACAACCTATGAAGTAGAAAAAAAAGGTACCTATGTTTATGAAAATTTAAGATTAGGATCACCAATTAAAAACAGAAAACCAATGATTTATGGAATAAGATTAAGACCAGTAGAATATGCAGACTGGATTAATCTATCAAAGAATTCTCGTTACAAAGAATTTGGTATGCGAACATTTGAAGAATATATCAATTATGTTTTGTCACCAGGAAGCAGAGAATACATAGAATATTTAGGTATGAACAATAATGAAAAGTATCAATATTTACAAAAAATAAATACTAAAGCCTTTGAATTAGGCAAGACAGAATTAAAAATTAAATATCCAGAATTAGGATTAGCATTAGAAACAATTAAAGATTTACAAAATCAAGGAGATTTACCAATACCAGGAGCTAATTTACAATGACAGTCAGTAGTACAACAGTAAAACAATCTTATTCAGGAAATGGAAGCACCAGTGCTTTCACCTATTCTTTTAAGATAAGTTCAACAGCTGAATTAAAAGTTATTATTAGAAATAACACTACAGCTTTAGAAACAGTTAAGTCAATTAGTACACACTACAATGTCAATGATACTGGCAGTGGTGGTACAGTGACTTTTACATCTGGTAATATTCCAGCATCAGGAGAGACAGTTGTTTTAATTAGAGATACTAATCTCACGCAGACTACAGACTATGTAGAGAATGATCCATTTCCAGCAGAAAGTCACGAAAGTGCTTTAGATAAACTCACTTTACAAACACAAGAATTACAAGAAGAACTTGATAGAGCAATCAAGTTATCTCGAACCAATACTATTTCATCAACAGAATTTACTGTTGGTGCAACTGACAGAGCATCAAAAATATTAGCTTTTGATAGTTCTGGTGAAATTTCTGTAACCCAGGAACTCGGTACCTTTAAAGGCAACTGGAGCAGCTCAACCTCTTACGTTATTAGAGATATTGTTAAAGACACCTCTACTAATAATATTTTCATAGTAAATACTGCTCATACCAGTAGTGGCAGCCAGCCATTGACATCTAACGCAAACTCTGCGAAGTACTCCTTACTTGTTGATGCTGCGTCTGCCACTACTTCAGCAACAAATGCAGCATCCAGTGCAACCGCTGCTGCTTCTTCTGCTACAACAGCAACCTCAAAAGCTACAGAAGCAGCAAACTCAGCAACAGCTGCTGCAACATCAGAAACTAATGCAGCTACTTCTGCATCAACAGCAAGTACCCAGGCAACGAATGCAGCCAGCTCTGCTACGAGTGCTAGCAGCTCCGCTTCGACTGCAACTACAAAAGCAAGCGAAGCAAGTACAAGTGAAACAAACGCTGCTTCTAGTGCTACATCAGCTTCATCATCAGCTTCTACAGCTACAACAAAAGCTAGTGAAGCATCAACCTCTGCAAGTAATGCTGCTTCTTCAGCATCAACTGCTTCTGGTCATGCAACGACAGCTACTACAAAAGCATCTGAAGCTGCTACATCAGCGACTAATGCTGCCACTAGTGCAACTGCTGCTGACACTGCAAAGACAGCTGCACAAGCTGCACAAACAGCTGCGGAAGCTGCGGCTGATAACTTTGATGATACATACCTGGGAGCTAAATCATCTGATCCCTCTACTGATAATGATGGTGATGCACTGACTGCTGGAGATTTGTACTTCAACACAAGCAGTAATGAATTAAAAGTTTATAACGGATCATCCTGGCAAGTAGCAGCCTCTGATGTATCTACACTAGCAACAAAAGGGTTCAGCATAGCATTAGCTGTTGCTCTTTAATTAAGGAAGGAAAATAATGGCTCAAGACTTTACAGAAATAAAAGCAAGAAATGTTGGTACTTCTGCTACTACATTATTAACAGCTAATACCAATGATTGTATTATTGGTCTTAGAGTTTGTAATGTAGCAAGTAGTGCAATCAATGTGACGGTTTTTATTACAAATGGTGGAAACGATTTTCACTTACAAAAAAACACACCTATACCAGTGGGTGGTTCATTAGAAGTTACTGGTAACTCAAAAATTAATTTACAAAATGGAAGCGTTTTAAAAATACAATCAGACACAGCATCAAGTGTTGATGTATGGGGAAGCTACATAGACGCTATATCAGCATAGGAGAAGTAATGTATATTGGAAACACACCAGCAGATAAATTTCAAACTCTACAAAAACAGAGTTTTACTACATCTGCTACTGATACCTATACACTAAGTTATTCTGTTACGAACCCACAAGATTTGGCTTTGTTTATTAACAATGTAAGGCAAAATCCTAATGACGCATATTCTGTATCAGGCACAACGCTAACCCTATCCTCTCCAATTACGAGTTCAGATACTATGTATGCAGTGTTCTTAGGTAGAGCAGTAGAAACTGTAGCACCAGCTATAGGATCTGTTACGAACTCTATGCTATCAGGAAGTATTGCTACTTCTAAGTTAGCTGACGGAAGTACCTTTGCAACTACTAATGGTATTACCGAAGCTGACCAATGGAGATTAACTACTCCATTTACAAATGATGCTCAACCTATTGCTTCAAACTTAGAAAGAAATGATACAAGTTTTTCTTATATTGGAACAGGAATGTCACAAAGTAGTGGTGTATTTACTTTTCCAAGAACAGGAATTTATTTAGTTAAATATAATATTTCCACTTCTCTTGGTGGTAATGGTGAAGATAACAAAGTCAATCCACGAATAGAAATTACAACTGATAATTCTTCTTATAGTGACGCTGCTGATTCTCAAGAATCTTTAGCAGACCATGGTGGAGGAACTACTGCTAGAGCATCTCAAGAATTAAATATTATTTTTGATGTAACAAATACTAGCACACATAAAGTTAGATTTTCTATTCTTGTTGAAAACATACAGACACAAACTAATGCTTTTTCATCAGATAACAGAACATATTTTACATTTATTAGACTAGGAGATACATAAAATGGATATTAACGGAAGACCCGACCATATAGAAGATTATTTAGCACAATTACATGGTGGACAATGGTTTGGGTGGAGTGATAGCAAAAACAAAGTTTACGCAAATCTAATTATTCACGACAGTTCAAAAACAAAACCAACAGAACAAGAATGTATTGACGGACTAGCACAATTACAAGCAGACTATGACCAAGCAATCATTGATAGAGAAAACAACAAAGCATCTGCTAAACAAAAACTCCAAGACTTAGGATTAACAGTAGATGAAATTAAGGAGGCATTTGGTATCTAATGGCATTATCTAAAATACAAGCAGAGAGTATGAACCTTGCAGACACTTATGCCTTTACTGGTACTGTTACAGGAACACCTAGTGATTTGGTAAAATTAAACGAAACTACTATTTCAGATGGAGCAAGTTCAGTAGAATTTACAAGCATACTAGATAGCTCAACATATAAAAATTATTTAGTTATAGGAAACGCTGTTAGAATAGCATCAGACAATAATCATATTAGATTACAAGTTTCTAATGATAATGGTTCTAGTTATGTTTCAAGTGGAATTTATCAAATGCAAGGACATGGTGCTGAAAGTGCTGGTGCAGTGTTTCCAATTAATCAAAGTTCATCTACATTTTGTGTAATAGCTGGATATGGAAATATGGCTAATTATTCTAGTAATGAAACAACAAGTTTTGAATTATGGTTAATGAACCCAACGGACACAGCTACTTACAAACATTTATTTGGTCATCAAACTTCATTAAAATATACAGGTGGGTGGATTGATGCTGACTTTGGTGGACAAATAAAACAAACAACAGCTTATAATGCCTTTAAACTTTTTCCTAGTGCTGGAAATTTTAGAGGTGGGGTAGTTACAATTTTTGGAGTTAAATAATGGCAAGATTTAAATTAATCAATGGAACAAGAGTTGAGTTTACTGCTGAAGAAGAAGCACTAAGAGATGCTGAAGAACTAGAATGGCAAAATAGTGAATTTGATAGAAGTATGGAAGAACTAAGAATTAAAAGAAACTCACTACTAGCACAAACAGATTACTTAGCCTTGTCTGACCAAACCATGAGTGCAGAGATGACTACTTATAGACAAGCATTAAGAGATATTACTAACGGATTAACCACAGTAGCAGATGTTGAAGCTGTGGTATTCCCAGAGAAACCAGAGGTATAAATGGCATATATAGGCAGAGGAACTGAAAGCATATCCAACGTAGAAGTTTTAGATAACTTAACATTTGACGGTTCAGCAAGTTACACCTTACAGAAATCCTCAGTAAACTTTGTACCTTCTAGTGCTAATAACTTATTGATTAGTATTAGTGGTGTGGTGCAACAGGGGAACTTCTCCGTCAGTGGGAGTACAATTACCTTTGATACCACTGTATCGGCAAGTGATACTTGTGATTGGATATTACATTATGGTACAGGGTTAATTACGACTGTGGCAGACGGAGCGATTACAGAAGCGAAGTTAGGCAGTAATGCTGTTACGACTGCTAAGATAAATGATAGTGCTGTAACCTATGCAAAAACTGACGGAAACTTTGGTAAAATTGGTCAAGTGGTTCAAGGAGTAGTAAATACACAACTTATAAGTACGAGTTCTTCTTTTACTAATATAGGGTTTGACTTAAACATAACACCTACATCAGCATCTAGTAAAATATTAGCGACTTTTTTTAATCCAGCATTAAAAACAGCTAATGCAAATACAAGAATGGAAACTAGACTTTTTTATACTGTTGGAGGAGTAGAGTCAGAAATTCAATCTTTTGGTTGGTCTGTATATAATGAAGTAGTAGATGACTCAGCTCAAACAACTGGAGGTTGTTTTTTACATTCACCTTCAAGCACATCACAACTTACATACACTGTAAAGTTTAATAATGTTTCAGCAGTTGGTCAGACTATAGTTTGTTGGGGTAATAAACCCTCATCACTTACACTAATGGAGGTACTAGCATAATGGCATTAATCAGATTAAATAATCAATCAATCAGTTCTGTTACTGCTTTGCCTAGTGGTGTTGGTGGAAAAGTTTTACAGATACAATCTCGTTCATTTAATGATAATTCAAATACAACTTCAACAAGTCCAGTAGCTTCACCTTTTGAACATACAATAACACCAAGTGCTACTTCATCTAAAGTAATGATTTATATAGATGGTGGTAGAACATCTTATGGTAGTGGTGCTTGTGAGGGTACAACTTGGTTATATAGAAGTGTGGGAGGTGGTTCATTTTCTGAACTTGTTAGAATGAAACAAGGTTGTAGAGCTGGTGGTAATGACGGATATGCAAAAACATCTATAGCATTTAATTATCTTCATTCAGCTAGCACAACTTTACCTTTAATATATAAAGTTTACTTTAGAACAAATTCAAATAATTGGTACTTAAATTCTGATAATTCAAGAATAACAATAACATTATTAGAAATAGGAGCTTAACAAAGAAAGGAAAAACAAATGATAATAGATATAGCAAGTGCAATCAAAGCTCTCAAAGACGATGCAGAGTTTGTAGTGGAAGGTGAACCAAGCAATCAAGCTGAATACGAAAAAAATGTAAAATTTGTTTCTGGTCCAGATGAAAACGGAAATGCAATTTATGGAGATCAGTTATTTACATGGGAAGAAGTATCAGCTAAACAAACTGAACTACAAGCTGAGTATGATGCTAATGAGTATCAAAGACAAAGAGCTGCTGAATATCCATCATGGCAAGATCAGCTAGACGACATATATCATAATGGCATTGATGGTTGGAAATCAACTATTCAAGTTATAAAAAATAAATACCCACCAAAGGAATAGAAAATGACTTGCTGCGAATTTTGCAACGGTGAGTGTTTGTGTAGGTAGTTATGACTACTGCAAACAGCAACAAAGAGCTTATTGTAAAGTTAGATAAGGAAGTTGCACTCATCAAAAAAGATATAGATGTAATAAAAAACAATCATTTATCTCATATAGAAAAAGATATTAAGACTATAAATGTGGTGCTTTGGTCAGTAGGTTTTGCTGTATTTAGTAATCTAATAATTCTTTTAAGGGATATTATATTGTGAATTCCAAACATCAGAAGGGTACATCTTCTGAGTTTGCCGCTGCCAAATACCTGGTTGATCAAGGTTATTATATTTTCTTACGAGGAAGTGTAAGCTCCCCTATTGATCTGATTGGTATAAATCCTGACACTGAAGAAATAATTTTAATAGACGTGAAAACTGTTTCTAAAAGACATAAAGGTAAAAGCAAAGGCAAAAGAATTAATAGAATACTATCCCCTGAACAAAAAAAATTAGGAGTACGAATTTTGTATTACAATCAAGATGACAACACAATTAGACTACAAAACTCAAGAAAGACTGAAGCTGCATGAAGGCTTGGTCTTATCTATATACGATGATCCAAAGTTGGGTGCAAGTTATCCAACAATTTTTTATGGTCATCTTTGCACGCCTAGTGATCCTTGGGAACCAGGTATTACATATACTGAAGAAGACGCTGAAGAAGTTTTTCAAATAGATTATAGCATCGCTAAAGAAGCAGCAGAAAAATTTGTCGGTGATGTTGTGGTGCCAGATGATGTGATGTCTGTGTTAATAGAGGTTGCCTACAATTGTGGGGAAACTCGATTAAATACCTTTGTTAAAATGAAAGCTGCAATCCAAGACAATGATTACATTTTAGCCAGCCAGGAATTAGAAGACAGTAAGTTATATCGGATGCTTACAAAAAGATATCAACCTTTAGTAGAGATGATGAGGGATGCATGATTTTTAATTTATTAGGCACTGCTGTATCAGGTGCCGTTGAAATATTTAAAACAAGAAGTGAAACTAAACAAATCAAAGCCAAAGCTGAGAGAGAATATTATAACAAGATGCTGACTGGAGAGATTGAATACTCCAGGGTAGCTCAAGATAATATGGCTAGCAGCTACAAGGATGAATATGTTTTATTCATTGTAAGTTTGCCTTTATTAGTTTTGGGGTATGCAGTTTTTTTTGGTGATGAAGCTGCAAAAGAAAAACTAGATTTATTTTTTACATATTTTAATGATCTCCCACAATTTTATCAGTGGTTAGTTCTTGGTATTTTTGGTGCGGTCTATGGCTTAAAGCCTGGACTTGATTTATTAAAGAAAAAATAATGGTTGCAAAAAAATTTCAAGATCCCAAAGGTGGATTGAATACTGCTGGTAGAAAAAAGTTTGGTGTCAAAGCACCAGTCAGAAAAGCAAAAGCTGGTTCCAAAGATTTTAAAAGAAGGGTTTCGTTTGCAGCCAGGTTTTCTGGCATCAAAGGAAAGATGAAAGATAGCAAAGGAAGACCCACAAGACTAGCTTTAGCGTTAAAAAAATGGGGTTTTAGGAACCAGGAAAGTGCCAGGAAATTCGCTCAAAGAAATAAAAAGAAAAAGTAGAGAAGAAGAATACTACAAATTATTTCCAAACAAACGAAAAGATCAATTGTCAGAACACCAGGCAATGGATAATGCAAAACAAAATAAGAGAAAGTGTGAAGATTGTAAAAAATTTTTATGCTTATTTGTTGGTGTGAACTGGATGTGTTGGAGCTGCCAATACAATCCATATAAGAGGAATACATAAATGGCACCTAAAAATTTGAACGCCAGGATAGATAAGCTAGAAGAAAAACTTAAAAGCCTGGAGTTGAAAATAGAAGACTTGAGTACAAAAATAGATGAAGAGTTAGATGCTGATCTATTTGAAGAATTCAAGGATGAACTACAAAACATGAAAGACTTCATGGGATATCAAGGAGAATAAAATGAAACACGGAATGAAGAAGAAAACTAAGAAAGCAAAAAAACAAGCAGCTACAGCTATGTCTATGAAGAAAGCTGGCAAGAAACCAAAGGGTATGAAATACGGTAAGTAATGCCTGGTCATAAGAAAAAGTCTTCAGTTAACAAATCTGGCAACTATACAAAGCCAGGAATGAGAAAGAAGTTATTTCAACGGATCAAAGCCTCAGCAAGTTACGGCACTGCTGCTGGTAAATGGTCTGCTTGATTACCCCCTGGCTTTCGAGTTGGGGGGGATAGCAAGAAAAGCTCAAGCTCTGGCACGCTTATATAAAAAGAAGGGTGGCGGTTACAAATAATGGCAACAAAAACAATCAAAGCACCGAAGGGATTTCACTTTATGAAGAGTAAATCTGGTATTAAGTTGATGAAACATACTGGCAAGTTTGTCAAACATACTGGTGCATCTCTATCTTTAAAACTACCAATCCAAAAAAGACATGGCTCTAAGTAAACGGCAGCGTAGTCTTAAATCCTGGGGTAAACAAAAATGGCGTACAAAGTCAGGTAAGAAATCCAGTGTCACTGGAGAGAGATACCTACCCTCTGCTGCTATCAAGGCATTATCCCCTAGCGAATATGCAGCTACAACAAAAGCAAAAAGAAAAGCAAAGAAAGCTGGTAAACAGTTTTCTAAACAACCTAAACGTATCGCAGCGAAAACAAGAAAGTACAGAAAAATCACATAATGTTTCAACTCATTGCAACAAGTATTTGTTTCTTCAACATATTATCAACAACTCCTATGTGCTTTACAAACGCACAAGCTCCGTTGATTTTCGATACAAAAGGAGAATGTAACAAAACTGTCAACAATATAATTAAGGTAATTAATGAACCTATTACTGATAAAGATGTCGGTATAGTTTTTAAATGCCAAAAAATAGATACAAAAGAAACCGTAAGTGTATTATATTCCACTCCTTAGGAGAGGTGGTAGAGTGGTTGAATACACTAGTCTTGAAAACTAGCAATCGTGCAAGCGGTTCGTGGGTTCAAATCCCACCCTCTCCGCCAGGAGAAATTTCTTTTAGATATCTTTATTGCTACACCAGTGCTACACCATAGCTAAAATTATTATATATCAATACTACTGTTCGGTCTTGAAATCCGATTTAAGTTAAAGTATATCAACAAAAAATTCAATAAAATCAGTCTTTTTTATATCTATAAAGTGTTTGGAAAATAGAGTTTTTAGGTCTATAATCATACACAAATCATACACAAATCATACACGAGGAGATATAAAAAATGAAACCCTATAAAATCGCAGACGGCAAAAAAAGATCAAAGCCGTGGGTTGTAAGAGTTAACACTGGAATAAGAAATAGTTCTGGTCGATACATTTACAAACAATGTTTAGGTGCAACTGCTACCGAAGCAAAAGAAGAAGCAAAAAATATTCTTACTTCAACAAATAACTTTCAAAAAAAATCTTTTACAAATAACAAGCACACACTTTTTGATGCAAGCCAGGAGCTTGTCAAAGATTGGGAAACTGCTGAACGTGAGAGATTACAAAATCCAAAAAAAGGATTATCACCTGACACAGTTGACAGAAATAAATCTTGGTTAAAATCTGTATTCAAATTTGTTAACCAGGATATTTTACTTCAGTCTATAGATAAACAGTTTGTGCGTGGTCTTATTAGAGATCTAAAAATTGCAGATATCTCTGATAGTAAGCGTACTCGTATCTGGAGATTTTTTAATCAAATCTTAGAGAGTGCCGTCATCTCAGATTTCATTGACAGTAACCCAGCTGCTTTACAGAAGTTTAAGGAGATGGCTCCGTCTTATCATGTAGAAAAAAAACGGTCTATTGATTTGTCTGTAATGAAAAAAGTTGTGCATTATCTTTTTGATCTTCAAAAGAATGGATTAGATCAAGAGGGTGAAGCTGCATTAATTTTTATTATCCAGGCAAATACTGGATGTCGTTGGGGTGAAGTTGCAGCTCTTAATGTATCTGACATTGACTTCGCTAATAATTTTATTCGTGTCAATAAAAGCAGATCTACAAAAACTAATTTTATTTCACTTACAAAGTCTGCTCAGTTACGTCAGGACCATGGTGATTATGGTGAGAGAATTGTACCTTTTGCAAAAGGTCTGGAACCTATCTTACGTCATCATATATCTTACAGAAAAAATCAATTGTTTTCTGTCTCCTACAGTTATTGTTCAGAGATAATTATTAAGATTAGAAAAAAATTTAATCTTGATTATCTTGACTGTAAATCATTTAGGAAGTTTGTATCAACTCAGTATCGTGCATTAGGTGCTGATGTAAAAGATACCCAGGCATTGCTTGGTCACAAAGATGAAGAGACACAAGATGAATACATTACCTACCAGGTAAACAATAAATTTGCTGAAGGTATCTGGGATAAACTTAATTAATAATTTTATTGCAGACGTGGGTTGACTGCAATTTCTTCAAATATCTAACTAAAGTGTAAGGCTTGATAATTCTTTCAGCCTTATACTTTGGTGTCAGAATAGTAACACGCAGCCTGGTTACTGGTATATCATAAAAAATTAAAAGACTTGGAATGCCAGCTTTTTCAGCTAGCTTTTTTGTTGCCGTACAATTTTTATATTTTTGATTTTTATCAAAGGCATGTTCAATCAAAGCAAGAGGCTCAAAGCAGTCAGGACACATAGGAACGAGATCAATGTCAACTGCTGCCAACC